AATCTGGTTGTAGATGCTCGTGACGATTGTCTGGTCGCCGACAACAGGTCGGTAATTCAGGTTTGGATTACCGAATGTCCACGAACCGTACTCCGGTGTGAAGTTCTTCTTGTCCGGGGATTTTGAAAACACATTCCATGCGTGAGCTAGTCGATCACTAAGACCCATTTCACCTCCTCGCTCATTCGAATGCCTCCTTGTTGATCTTGTATGCCACGAAGGCATCCATCAGAGCAGCCACTGAGTCGATCTTCTCTTCCGAGCGTTTCTTCAGTAGCTTTCGGTTCCCGTTGGTATCCTCGAGAGTCACACAGTTCCCCATAGTAAAGGACATGAGTTCCTGGTCGAAGATGAGAAGGCGCTCCGAGGCCAGCTTCTTCAGCTCCCCAAGAGGGACCGATTCAGTCCTAGCACCCTGGATTACCTTTTCGATACCATACGGTCCGTTCTCCTGCTCCCACCTAGTTACGAACTCCTTGGCATTGTATGGGTCAAACCCAAACGCAGAGACGTCGTACTTCTGTTCGTCGATGTACTGGTCTAGATCTTCATAGACCTCCATCATATCCAGGACGGTACCCTCCATGACTCGGAGGCTTCCTTCTTGGATGAACTCGTCATACTTCTGGCGTAGGGCTCCAGGCAACTTCATGAGCGTAAGCTCAGAGATGTATGCCAGAGTCTTTACTCCGAAAGCCTGATTCCTGAGTGGGAACAGGAAGGTGAATGCACAGAAGTCATCGCCCTGGGACAAGTCGGCGCCCATAGCGCACTGCATGTTCCAGAACGTGTTCTTCCTGTGCGGGATCGTCTCCTCGTAGGTGAAGAAGTACGTGTATCCCTCCATGGGGATACCGAACCTCTTGGCGAGGATGTCGTTTCGAGCGGCCGGGGCTTGTTCCATTCGCTCGACGTCCTGCTGGTACCGATCATAAGAGACAGTAATGCCGATGTTCGGCTGGGCTTTCACCCACATAGCAGGATCTGCTACTTCCTTGATGTCGTCAAGGCGGTAGTAGAAAATTGAGATGTGAGGGGCGATGTATTCGCCCTTCAGTATTTTGAGCAACTCCATCTTCATGGTGTCGCCCACCGCATTGCGGATGGTTCCCTCAGATGAAACGGCCAGAATGACCGGGTCATCGATCTTCGAGGCGCCCTGTTCGAGAGCACCGACGACGTCCTCACGGATGTCTCCGGAAAGCCACTCATCCACAGTACAAACCTTGGGCCGAAGACCCTGAAGCTTGTCGATGGACATAGGTCGAACCTCGAGAAGGGATCCGGTGAGGAAGTTCTCCACACCCTTCTTTGTAGCAACCAGCTTCTGGCGGTTAGCCCTCGCGCCGGTTGTATTTTGAATGGATCCCTCAGTCAGGAACTTATACAGCGGACCTCGGGCTCGGGTGATCGCGGTCCTGAATGGGCCCATCACCTCTTCTGCCTGCTTCATGGTCGGAGCCGTAGCGATCTGATGCGTCGTAGTAGTGTCAATCACCATGAAGTAGTTCTGGATGAGTGACATGTACATCGACTTCGCTGCTCCACGAGCAACAATCAGATACTGCTTGATTGTAAGGCGCTTCTTTACTGTTTTAGTCTCGTATCGACCGCCGACTCCGTCCTCGTATGGGACGAAGACCTGACGATCCTCGAAGTAGTACCAGCCAAGTAGCTGTTCGGCCCAGAGCTTGAAGCTGTCGAGCAAATGGAGGTCGGCTCCATCGGACAGTGTGAGCTCGTTCTCGCAGTAAGCGATAAAGCCCTCTACAGCCTTGTCATCGTAGTAATATTCCGGGTTTGCGATGAGAGCATCGATGCGATTCATCTCGCAGGAGATCTCTTCGCATACCGGAATCTCGCCTCGGATGACTGCGTCTCGAAACTGCCCGTAGTATTTTGGTACTGCGGTGTTCGAGAGCATTACTTAGCTGTACTCCCAGGATTGCGCGGGTAGCGCTTCTTCTTGGGGGAGGGCTTAGTCTGCTTGTACGACTTCGGCTTCTCGATCTGCTTCGGCTTAGATGCCTGAGGAAGCTTCTTTCGATCAGGGCCACCAGTAGACTTGTATGCCACATGAGCCTCTTCAGCGACAACCGACGCGGCCTCAGCCGCTTCCTTAGCCTTCTCCGCCGCCTTCTTCAATGTCTCTCCGGCCGACTTTCCAGTCTTGCCAGTATCGAACGACTTATCGAAGGCCGTCTTCATAGCCTTAGTTGCTGCGTACGTCCCAGCCTTGGTTAAAGAGTTCTCTAGGATCGATCGAGTGACTTCACGGCCTCGAACCAGGTGGCGATCGGCCTTGAGCTCCCGATAGCGTTTCTCTTGCTCCAGCCGCTTAATTCGGGACTGGAGCTCGGTGTCGCTGATCTTCTTGTATCCGCGGTTTGCGAACTTCTTTCGGGCCTTTGCGTCGGCCTTTGCCTGCTTCTTTCCGGCAACTCGAGCGTCATGTGCCTGCTTTGCCTTCTGAACCTTAGCCGCTCCGGTTCGGGCGGTCTTGATGGTCGTCTTGGTGGCGTTGGCGGTGAATCGCCCACTCTTCTGGATAGCCTTGATGGTGGCCTTCCGACCAGCGCTAGCCTTCTTGCGGATGACGCCCCATTTCTGGCCTTTTACACCGTGGTGGATGAGGTCTTCTACCTCTGCTTCCCCTCGGTCTGGTAGATCAGTCGCCATGCTGCCTCCTCGATCAGCTTCTGGTAGGCCTGGACCAAGAAGGAGTTCCCCGGTGGGTCGAAGAACAGCTTAACCTTCATGGCGATGTAAGACTTGATTGCCGCTTCGTCGTCGATCGAATCAAAGACGGTCCAAGCGGTATCTTTCTCAATCGGGGTATTGCATTTTGGCCCCAATTGTGCGAGATCCATTCGTGCAGTGTTGATGTGCATGAGGATCTGGTCATCGAAGGCATCATATCCCGGCATGATGCCGATTGCCTTCTTAGTATCTTCAAGAATGGTTCCCATTAGATCCTCCAGGGAGCTTGATCATTCGGTCGACGCTCAACAACTCGTGGTGTCAACCTCGATCGGTCTCCGAAGTGTATCGCGTTGTGGGTATTCTTGGTTGTCGTGATGAGAAACTCTGGCTCGAGGATGTCCGGATTGAATTCCTCGAGATCTTTGGGCTGAATCGGATTCATGTGGTGGATTAGCGGCATGTATCGGATGTCAAGTCCCTCGATCCCGAGGTCACAGGCTTTGTCTCGAGCCAGAACAAAGTTCCTGACCTTCTTCCACTCCGTCGAGGTGTAGAATCGTTGGTTCAGGTAACGATCGAAGCCAAACGTGGCTGTACCGACTTGCCCGGTGAGAGCCAGGTAGTCAAACCGCTCCTCAAAGGTCTCGAGTCGCGCCAGTTCAGTATACGTTCGTAACATCTCCCGCTCCAGAGTATGTACGGAAGGCTTCGATGGCTTCTTTGGCAATCTTCTCGGCTTGCTCAGCGCTGACGAGCGCCGTCTTCTTCGCCTCGAGGAGTGCTGTTTCGTTCCTCAGCTTCTCTACCTCCAGCTGTTCTCTTGTGGAGGCGAGCTTGAGGTAGTGATTCACCGTGGTTGCCGGTGCTGTACCCTCTCGAAGCTGCTTCTCAGCGAGCTCAAGCGCAAGATTGATCATCTGCGCCTCTCGTTGTTCCACAGTTCGAGCTGGTTTAGAGGGTGTTGCGGCCCTTTTACCCATAGTTGCTCCTTAGATAGAGGGCGTTTGGGGCCAATTGAGGGCTAGATTCTAGGGCCCGTTGTGAGCGAGACCAGCAGGAAGAAAGGAGCACACAAAAACTTCCTGATGGGCCCTAGAACCTAGTCCCCAATTGGCTTTCCAAATATCCCTCCGGGGAAAATATGGAGGGGGCGGCGATGAGGGTGGGGGGGCTAAATGAGAGACCCCCCTCCCCCGGGTCGCCGAAGAAATTTTTTTTTTTTAATCATCGATCTCGAAAGTTTGATAGAAATTTGTTCCATCAAGATTGAGAATTCGATCAATTGCATTTTCAATTTCTTCGATTTCAAGTTCTTCACTTAACGAATCGCTTGATGTGCACAGCCTGGCCAGGAGGCCACAGGTACCGTAGCCATGGGCAGTGTCAAAAGCAAACCATTCGTCCCATGAAGTTCTTGGATCGTAAGGATTGTCTGTAGTAGACAGCATCCTAGCCATAGTAGACCTCCTCAGAGAGGCCCTGTGAGAGGGTGTGTACCATGGTGTGGTCAGCCCTCCTCTAGAGCACGGTGAACAGATGTTGTAGAGATTCCCAAAGCTTCAGCAATCTCAGCAGCAGTCTTACCTCTACTACTCATAGCCTTGGCTCTGGACACCATGCTAGACGATACCTTAGGCTGCGACCTAGGTGTAGCCAGTTCCCTTACTACTGATTCATCAGCAAGTTCAAGAACCTTGTTGAGAGCAGCCTGTGAGACAGCACCTTCCTGGATAGCCTGCCACTCTCGAGGAGTGATAGCGAAAGGCTTCTTGCCAGCCCCCGTTCTTGAACGGGCCTCGGCTAAAGCCTGGCGCCGGGCTTTCTGGAGACGCTCTTTATCATTGGCAAGAGTTGGATCAGCTTGCTTCTTCGCCCTGATTACCGCGTCAGCCAGGACCTGTGCCTGGCGTTCTCGGGGTTTATTCCGGAGGGCCTCGTTTACTTTGGCCTTGAGGGACTTAACTTCAGGGGCATAGGTCTTTGCAGCCTGGGGGTTCTTTCGAACAGAGGGGATAGCAAGCGTAGCCTTACGGGCTTCGTTAGCCATAGCCTTCAGTTCGTTAGAGTGATTGGCATACACCGTTTCGATAGCACTCCCGGTCTTTGAAACAAGGGAGTATGCATCATGGGTCTCTGCCAACTTAGTGGACTTCTCAGTACGAAGCACGGTCTTACCATGCTTGTCCACATAAGTAGCACCAGTCTCTTCATAGACCTTGCGTCCAGTCTTCTTGTCAATAGGCCCACCCTTTGAAGCGGACCGGGCTTTTCTCTCAGGGATCCGTTTCTCAGATGAGGCACGGCTAATGAGAGTAGAAGCCCCAGCATTTGCCTTACCCTGGTATTTCTTCTTGAGGGCGGCAATACCGTTGTCAATCTCGGACTGCTTGTAGTTGAGCTTGTGCTTCTCGGCATCAATCACAACCATGGAGTGCCTAACGGCCCTGGCAAGCTCAGCCTGGTTTGCACCACCGATAGTC